TAAGAAAGTCTTTTAAAAGCTTAAATACATAGCCACCTAATGCTCCAACAAAGCCTAACACTAAAGCCATAGCTATATCTTGTATCATAAATCCTGTTGTAAAAAAAGTAAATAAAAATCCTGCCTTTGGTTCCGGTGAAATAGTCATATATATTTATATATTATCTAGCGTTTACTATATTGTTTTGGAATATTCCTTCAATGCTGAAGCCTTTATATACACCTTTCTTTATATCTTCCCAAACAGATAAATCTTCTATCTTATATTCGGCTACCCAGCTCCCAACGGGTAAATCCATTCCGTATAATGCACTCTTATCTTTTTCACTATTCTCTACAATCCAGCTAGAGGTCATAAATGCATCTACTTTTACATCACTATCATGCTCTAGGTTTACTACGTCTATAAGTTTATTTTTCATAGCTTTTTCTGCTATTGCTTTTACTGTCTCTTTACTAAAATAAACGAAGTATGGTTCACCTTGTTCGTCAATTCTCATAATTAATTTATCAGGAATTAACATAGGACCAATAACTTTCATTTGCTCTTCATTGATACCAAACTTAAATTTAGTGGTACTCTGTAAGTCTGATTGTTTCTCTAATAGTTCTAATCTATCTTTAGTAAGTAATACATTTGACTTTTTTAACGATTGCTTAGACGCTCTTATTTCTTCTAGTTTATTTTTAGCCCATTCTATTCCAGCACGTCCTCCCCAAGCATCAACTGCCATACCTCCACATCCCTCGCTATACGGGACATCTTCGTGTTGTAAATGTCTAGCAAACGAAGCCATTCTACTAATAGTATCCTCTGATATTGGTCGTCTGTTAGCAAGTTGATTAGCTCTCGCGATTCCAACTCTTGTAAGACAGTCATTGTCAGGGTGCTCTTCTTTCCATTTAAGGACTCTTTTTGCAGCATTTGTGGCAGATTGAGGATAATCTGTATAAGATTCGAATTCATAATTTTCGTCGTCTAAAGGGTTAGTATAATTTGGTAAACTAGATACATCTATATCCATAGATTGTCTTGCTACATCTATTATAGCTTGTACGTGACCTGGTATATAAGAATGTTCTTCTTCTAAGCCCATCATTCTTGCTAATAATAGTATTTCATCTGCTAATACAGTAGCTGCTTGTACGTCATCAAAAGTAGCTGATTGCATTTCTTTGACTGTATGTTTTTCTAACCAAAATAAAGCATCTTGTAGTTTAGCAGCTCTAATAGCTAATCCCATATCAGCATCTATCTCACCGCTCTCTATTTTTTTGTATAAATTAGAAGCACCAGGACATATATCGTAATGTCTAGTCTGATAATCACCAATAATTAGTTCGTATACGTCTTCTGTTTCGTCTTGTAGCTTTAAAGCATCATAACATATAGCTGCTGCTTGATCGTCTGCATATCCTTCAGACTTAAGTACTGGTATACATCTTGCTATATACTCATCTCTACCTTCTCCAGGTCTTCTTTCTACAAATTTTTCTTTCATTGCAAGTTTTAGTACTTCAAACTTTATAGTATCTAATACTTCTTTATTATTAAAAGCCATAAAATCGGCCTCTATAGCCGGTTCTTCAACTAGTGCTACTGCATCAAAGCCTGTTAATTCTTCTAATTTATCGATTAATAATTCTACGATTCTCATAATTTTTATTTTTTATTGTGAGATCCATCACAATGTCCGTTATTATTTTGAGTGTTACCACATCCACATTTTGGTTTATCTGTCATATCTTTTATTTTATCCTAATTTTCTTCTTCTGTTTAGTCTTGCATCTGCTTCTTGAGCCGAGTTAACATCACCGGTAATAACATAAGTTCTTATAGCCGGAGCAACTGTTGTAGTTTGAGGTGCAGTAGTATTATCAGTTGGTATATTTCCTACCTGAGGTAATTGAGCACCTCCTCCTGATGCAGCTGATGAACTACCTCCTAAAGATTTAATTTGTGACTGAGCAGTTTTTCTTGCTGAAACTATAGATGCTATAATACCTCCAATAGATACTGCAAATGCAGCAATACCAAAAGGACCTAAAGCACTAACAAAAGCACCTAACGACATATTAGCTTTACCTATTGATGCGGCAGCTGCTAAAGATACTTCTTGAGCTGTAGCTGTAGCTTTTGCTACGTTTAATTTAGCTATTTGTATTTGCTCCATAGCATAACTTTTAGCCTTAAGTATAGTTTCTGCTAAAATTAAAGTTTGCTTAAGAGTAAATTGATCTCTTTCAGCTTTTATTCTTCTTATTTCAGCAGCTTTTTCTTTTTCTTCTAATCTTGCCAATGCAGCATTTCTTTCTTCTTCTGTAAGATGTATATTACTAGTTATAGCCTCTCTTTCTCTTTCAAGGTTAATCATCTGTCTATCAAACCTTTGTTGAGATAAATCCGTTATATTGTTAAACGCATCGTTAGCTATACTAAAGAAAGCATCAAACTTTTCTCTATTTAACAATGTTTGGTCTAAAGCATCTGCTAAACCATCTTGAAACTTTTTAACTGTACTTAAAAGGTCGTCTTCTACCTCTAAAAATGTCTCATCTATATACTCTGGATCTATAAAATCTAATCCTTCTTCTTTTACAGTATCATTAAATGCCTCTACAAAAGACATAGCAGCTTCATCTCCAAAGTTAGCAAACCATTCTTTTTCTAGCTCTACTCTTTCTTTCTCTAATTGTTCACTTAACTGTATTTGTTTTAATCTTTGGTCAAATGCTTCTTTACGTTTTCTTGACTCTTCTGTAATTTTTAGTAAAGTTAACTCATGAGCTTTAGACTCTATATCTTCTTTTTCAGCATCTGTTCTTTTAAGATTATCTAACTCAGCCATTAAAAGCTCTTCTTGCTTTTTATATATCTCTTCTTGAGTAGCTCCTTTAGCTCTAAGTATATCTATTTCTTTTTGATTAGAAGCAATAACTTTTTCATTACCTTCTATTATTGCATTGTTAGCTCTTTCTGCAGCATCAGGTAAGATACCAAAAAATTCTAATACAGGTCTCATTGACTCTATAAGAGAATTAAAACCGTTTTCTATCTTAGTAAGTATAATACCAAGTAAAGGAAACTTTTCTGCTGCTTTATTTACTCCTTTTATAATATCATCCCAGTAGGCTATAATACTTCCTAATGCAACTGCAAATGCACCTATACCTGTAGCAATTAAAGCTTGTTTGGTTGTTATACCAAATATTTTAGACTTTATAGTTGCAAATGATATATTCTTAGCCAGTTTACCGAATCCTTCTGATAGGTCAATAAAACCTCTTGCTGCTGTTAATGCTGATATAGCACGTTCTTCAAACTTACCAAAGACTTCAGATTCTACTCCTAATAGTCCTAACGTACCTACAGTAGCTTCTAAACCTCCGGCTAAACCTAATACAGCTGCTTGAGAAGTTTCAATCTTCTTATCTAAAGTAAATCCTTCTACTTTTTGGTTTACTTTTTCTAACTGCCCGGTAAGTTTTTGTGCATCTTTAGATAGTTCTTGAAATCTGTCACTACCAATCTTTACATCCTTTAACTTTTCGTTAACTTTAGCTAACTCTTTCTCTAGATCATTAATTGACTTAGTTTGGACTTGAACGTCTATATTTACTACTTCTTTGTTAATTGCCATATTAGATAAATAGAATTTTTAATTTTTAAGGACCTGTACAGTCATATATCTGTATTACATCTCCAGGATTAGCTCCTACTGCGTCATCTACTCTTAAGAACGCATTAACATTTGTTCCTGTTGCAGAACCACTATCAAATGCATAGTAAGTATTAAACGATGCTACGCTACATCCTGCAGAAGTATAAACTGTCATTTTACCTCCTGCGTCTAAGTAAGCTTGAGTTGGAGGCCATGAACCGCTATAGTCTGTGTAAAGTACTTCATCTATAGTTTCACTACAAGCTCCTCCAAAGTTAGTAGGACCTGAAGCACTAAATGCATTACAAGATGATACCGGTACAGATGCACTGGTTGATAACGTTACTGAACTACCATATTCTAAACATCCACTAGCAGAAGCATAAGCTCTATAGTAATATGTTGTAGATGCTGTTGCAGGGAAGTTACCATAATCGAAATGTCCTGCTCCTGACCCTGTAGGATATTTATCAGCTCCTTCTCCTATTGTAGGTGTACTATCTGTTTTACTAACTACAAATCCTCTCTCTACTATTGCACTAGTTCCTGCTGTAGCTGAACCTGACATAGTAAATGATGCTGATGTTATATTAAATGGTCCGTAAGTATATACTGTAGGACAGACGCTTGAAGTAAGTGTAGTAACTGTCTCACTACCGCCATATATTACATCACAAGCTACTTCACTTGAACTTGCATATGCTTGGTAATAGTAATTAGTACCAGGATTAAGACCAGTTAACGAATGATCAAAATGACCTACACCGCTACCGTCTGCTATTTTAGTAGCTCCTTCTTCTATAGTAGGAGTAGTATCTGTTGTACTGTATACAAACCCTCTTTCTAATACTGTACCACTACCTGCACTATCTACCGAACCTGTTAAAGTCATAGATTGAGAAGTAATGTCTTGTGCTGGATAAGTACTGACTGTAGGACATATTGTACCTTCTCCTGGTGGTATTATAGGATAGTAAGCCGGATATAATTTTAGTAACTCAACTGTTACTATATCTCTTCTTGTAAGGTTAAATCCTTTTATTTTATTTATACGATAAGCTTCGTCTTGTATAATTATCTTATCGTTTAGTTTTATATCTTGATATTCATACTCGTTAAAGTATAAATCTAATGTTACTTTTCTACTATCAGTATCGTATATACTATCTATGTAAGTTTTCCAGTAGTTATTAAAGTTACTAGAACCAGAGCTTGGATATAACGTACTAGAATTACTTAATTTAGTATAAGAACTGTTCATTAGTAAATCTTCTGTAGAAGAAGTAACTGGGTAATTTCTATAGTTACTTAAAGTACTATAATTTGTAAACCTAAAGACACCGCCACTACCTGACGTAATATATTGAGTAGCTGGAGAAGATAAATCAGATTCTACCTCTAATGGAGTAGACGCACTTAATGCAGTAGGAGTAGCACTAAATCCTGTTGAATTACTACCTGAATCTTTATAATAAGATTTATAACCTATTCTAGGCTTAAATTTAAATGATTCAGTTTCTTTATTGTTAAACTTATATAAATGAGGTATAATAAAGTTAGGACTTGTTTGACTAAAAGGTAAAGGTAAATCTGTACTAAAACTAGAAGATGCTAATGATAAAGCAGGTGCTAGTACTGTAGGTGCAAATAAACTTTCTACTTTCTTTTCTCCTGACGTTAAACTACTATCAGATATAGCTCTTAATGTACCATATTGAAAATTAGGAGTAGATTCTTTTGCTAATTTAGATATTCTATCGTCATCGTTAGCATTACTAAATCTTAACTCTCTAGGTTGTTCACTTACAGGATTTTTTATACTAATTCTTTTAGCCGTATTATATTTCTCTGTCCAATCTTTAGTCTCACCTTGTCTCATCCAGTGATCGAACGTCTCTATGTTAATTACAGAAGGGTTTTGCTGTTCAGGATAAGCTACTAAATTAAACTGTGTTAGTAACCCCTTAAACATATCTATAGATTTTATAGAACTATCGATTTGATAAGACATTGATACTGGAAAATCATCGTAATCTATTTGTGCTTGAGTAGATTTAAAATTACTACCACTTAGTACAAGAGTAGTCGAAGTATCTTCTGCTGACTCTCTATTGTTAACTTCAAAAGTTACTGTAACTCTATCTCCTGGATTAAAAAAGTCAGAAGCTTGACCACTAACAGAATATGGATTATCAGTATCATCTACTGTTAAAGACGTTTGACCTATCCTAACTGTAGGGTCAGATACAGAATTAAGTCTATCTACGTTAAAGAGTAGGTTATAATCAGTAGCATTACTTTCTCCACTATCTTGTGCTGAATTATTAAACAACACAGTACTTTGAAATACATAATCTCCTGCTATAGGTATTGTATAATAATAAGTTGTAGTACTATAGTTGCTACCCGGATCGTATACACTACCGGTAAACGGTAAAGTAAAGTCAAAATCTAATCCTGCTTGTACTGCGTCTAAAGTATAATCTGCTGCTAAAGAAGCTGAAAATAAATTACCACTTTCTTGACCGGGTGCAGCTACGACACCTAACCCTTCTTTATTTTTACTAAGTACGTATACCTCGTTAAAGTCATTTGAATCTATAAAAGAAGAACTATAGCTAAATCCTGCTTGTTCAAATATTACGTCAAATACTTCTCTTGCTCCTATGGCCGGGTATACTTGTGCAAGGTTAAAAGGCGAACCGCTTAATGCAGTACTACCTGTTTGTGGTCTACCACCAATAGTATCGTCAGAAGATATAATAGGGTATTCTGGCCAACTAAAGACATTGTCAAATCCAAAATCTATATAAGGATAGTAGACTGAACCTGTCTTACCAGAGTCTAATATAAAAGAGTTACTACTACCGCTTCTAGGATTCCAACTCTTAACTATATTATCAGCATCTAAAATATGGTCATATGTAGACCAGTTACCCTGGTATAAAAACTTACCTTTTAATGCTTCGTTAAACTCTACTACCTTAGAAGATACAGTAACATCGTAAGTTATAAAACCATCGTTAGAGGTTACAATGTCATTTACCTGTAACGTCCCTAATAATACCGTCTCTCCGTTACGTATAACAGAACAGTCTATAGTATTATACATTCCTGGTACATCTACGGCAGATTGTAAGTAGCCATGATTAAAGAATTTATTGTTTTTATTAGTACCCGGTAAGTTAAAGTTTTGAGAACTTACTCCAAATACTTCTCCTATCTCTTGGTTATCTACTTGTGATATATCTAACCTTAAAGGTACTGCACCATCTACGTCTAAGTCAGTTATGACTCCATTATGTGTTACTCTTAAAATTAAATCGTTAATCATTGTTAATTATTTACTGCGTTTATTTCATCTCCAAATGTTATATTGCTAGAGTTTTTAAGATTATCTATTACGTTATCTATTTGACTATCACTTAAACTACCAGTATATATAAGTACTTGAGATACGTTTAACTTATTTGTAGCACTATTACTTCTTAAGTAAAATCCAACACCATTGTTAGTAGTACTATGCTGATCATTGTTAAAAATAAGAGAATTAGAAGAATTTCTACCTACTGTAATATTAGAATCTTGAGTTCCTAAGTTAAATTCTGATCTCATAAATCTAGATTCCCAAATATCAGTGCCGTTAGACCCGCTATAGTTATATATTATAGTTCTACTTTTATTTACATCAAAATCATAAGCTTGAGCTGAACTACTTATACCGTTGTTAGCTGTTTCAGTACTTAAGTAATATTGGAGTCTTGAAGAACCTGTATCAAATGGATCAGCATTATTTCTAAAACCACCTAACTGAAGATTAGTATACTGTCTTCTTGATGAAGGAGTTAAAATCGTAGGTTGATAATATATCTCAGGTGGATTTTCTCCCGATACATGAGTACCTTCAAAGTCTTGCGCTACCGTTATAGTTGTAAACGAAGATCCGCTTTCAAATACTAACCAATCATCAGTAGTTGTAGTTCCCATACCGTATCCTAATCCTCCTGATATACTTGTATATCCGTTACTGTTAAATTCTACAGAACCAGTTAACAGAGAACCTCGATTTTGATAATAAATACTACCTGTATATGTACCCTTACTTTGTACCTCTGTAGGTTGATTACCATCTAACACCATACTTCCGGTATCACTAAAGTCCCACCAAGCCCAAAGCTGACTAGTTAAAGCTCCATATAATGTAGGGTCAAAAGGTGCTTTGCCTGAAGTCCAAGTTACGTTGTTACTGTATGAAGTACCAAGTGAATTTTCTGCATAAGCTCTATATTGATAAGTACTTAAGGCATTTAAACCTGATATAGATGAACTAAATAATCCCTCTTGAGGAGGTGTAACTATTACTGTAGTAACTCCTGTTCCTCCTTTTACTGGAATATCAAGACTTGCTGAATTGTAAACAAATCCTATTTCCGTTAATGCTGCACTACCGCTGCTTCCTATACTACCGCTTAGTACTGCACTTTGACTTAATATTAAAGAAGGAGTATAAGCTACTATGTTATTTGGCACACCTGTATTATCTATTTGCGGTACTGAAACGTACTCTGGTATCCAAGTACCAAATGGTTGATTGCTTGGTTTAAAGTTTATAGTATATTGAAATTGTTTCTGTCTTGCTTGATTAGTATTTGCAGTATAAGAACTATCTGTAATGACTATAGGAATAAACTCTCCATTTCTTTGTATATAAACAGAAGGTGATTCTATAAGTTCTTCTATCCAGTTAGCATTAGTTTTATCTAGTAAATCAGTATCTACTGTAAACTCATCATCTGTACTATTGTGATAATCTGTTACTCCTCTTCTTTCTATGTTATATAGAGAACTAAGACTAGAGTAATCTACTCTTGGAGCAGTATATTGTTCACGTTCTATTTGCATTACTTGTCTTACAGGATTATAGTTATTATAATAATCCCAAGTACCTAATTTATTTATAAAAGCGAATCTAGTCTTTTCTCTACAAGTGTCATCCGATACTTCGTATCTATAACTCTCTATACCTAAAGAACTGCTTACATTTACGTTTACATAATTCCAATAGTTAGCAGATGATGATATAGGTATACTGCTAAAATTATCTGATACAGAGTAGTTTTTGTTTTCTACTAAAAAGTCTCCAACAAGACTTGCTGAATAAAAGCTTTGGCTAACATAAGTAACGTCATTGTTATATACACTCACTGTTCCAAAATCATCTGATTGCATTGACATTGTAGCAGGCATATTACTAAGAACAGCATAACTACTAGATTGCCAATTATAACTTATACCGTTATTTGGCTCTACTACCCCTCTAAATACTTCTATGTTAGTATTAGATATACCTTCTATTATAACTGCACTAGAAGATATTGAAGCTGCATAAGTTTCACCGAAGTTTAACGTAAACGTTTTACTGCTAGAATCAAAAGCCGTTAGAGACGATATTTTCCAACTATCATCTTCACTTAGTCTACCTTGTATAATCCTTGCAGGATCAAATACCGATACTCCTGCTGGATTTACTGTTTGTGTAGTTCTTTTTATAAGTTCATTACTACCAGACTCATATACATCCATAACATATTGAAATAAAGGCTTATTAGTATTGGTACTACCAGATACTACATATAACAATCTTGTATATGCTGCATTGGGTGTGGTTGGTTTCTGTGTTATAGTATAAGCCATTATCTTGGTTCTCTTAAGTTACTAAATTGGTACCTTATAGTATATCTAAAGTTAGGATTTCTTGATGCATTATTTATTACCTGCTCTTGTGTGTTTGTAATATTGATCGGTATAAAATTACTACCACTTTGTATATATACTTCTGTTGACTCGAACATCTCTCTTAACCATTGTGACTCCTGTGAGTCGATTATATCTGTCGTTATTTCAAATTGATCTGTATATTCTGTATAGTATTGTAATTCACCTCTGTTAGAGACGTTATAAGTAGCTATACGGTCATTTAGGTTTATTCTTTCTTGTTCGTAAGTCTTTCTATCTATGTTAGTAACTCTACGAGTAGGCATGTATACATTGTAATAATCCCATGCTCCAAAAGAGTTAATAAAAGCAAATCTTGTTTTTTCATTGTTACAGTAGGTTGGGTAAAACCTATTCTTAAATAAACCAGGTCTTACTTCATCACTTGCATCAGTGTAGCTTAGTAAAGCGTCAGGGCCTTTATCTTCATTATAGTAAAAATGAGGTACATTAGCAAACGATACATTTTGAGTATTAAACCTTACTTCGTACCAAGCCCATTGAGCTGAACTACTAATAGATGATAAAACGTTATTAGATAAGTTTTTTATACCTACCGGATAAGTAAGAGTTTCAGCAGAACCAGATAAAGCTAAAGCTGAACCTGTAACAAAAGTATCTACTATTTTAGTATTATTGTCGTCATATACGTCGATATTCATCCTATTTGCATAAGTACCAAGTGGTAAAAAACAGTTTAAATAAGTTTCAGTTGCATAGTCGTCAGTTCCTATAGGTTGTGCAGCCCAATAACCTTGAGAAGCACTTACATATACATCTTCTCTCCAACCTAATTTAGTATAGGTAATATTTTCTTGAGGATTATATTTTGAAGATATAGGACTATTAAGCATGTTAGGGTTATTACTTAAAGTTCTATCTGCATAAAAAAGTAGAACAGGATTAGGATCATAACTTTCATTACCGTAAGAATCATGATTAAAGTTAATAGAACTTGACTGTAATGTTATAGCTCCGCTACCGGTGTCAAAAAAGCCTACAGAAGGATATTGTATACTACCCTTTAATACTGATATATTAGCTTCTGCTATATCTGCAAATGTAGTAACTGCACTATCGTAACTTGTCCCGTATTCTTCTCCAAATTTAACAGTAAATCTTTTACTATTGTTTGAGCTACTATCAGGAGTATCTGTTTTCCAATTATAATCATAATCTAAGTAATCTCCTATTGGTCTACCTAAATCTATATTAGCAGTACCTGAGCTATTCTGAGGATATTGAAATCTAGCTAATTTAGTAGCACTACCACTATAATAAAGATCTGCAATATATCTATACTGAAACTGTGGTACATTAGAAGAACTAATAGTATATATCAAATTAGTATTAGATACATTAGGTGAAGTCGGTTGCTGTAGTATAGTTATTGCCATTACTCAAATGCTTTTTTAAACTCTAACATTACTTCTTCTGATACATATCCTGCTAATAACTTATATCCTTGATTGTCCATTACTTTCATTACAGAAGGAACTATAAAAGGTTGAGGTGCAAATCCTTTTTGGTATATAGATACTCTAGCACCGAAAGGTAAACCACCTCCTGTCATTTTATATGCACCAGTAAACTTACCCGGAGGGTTAAAGCTTTGAGGATTTTTATTTACTCTTTGCTTAGTACCGGATATACCACTATCTTGATAATAACCATACTCAAGCATTTTACTAGTTATAGTTACTTTATCAGGACTAACTTTTACAAAGTCTTTTATACTACTAGCAAGTCGCCCTGTATTTCTAGGTGCTAACTTCTTTTTAGTAGCAGATATTGCTTTAGCTATTCTATTAGATATTGACTTTAAAGACATATATTATGGATAATCTGGATATACACAGTAATTTAAGTTAAACGGAGTAACTATATCTAATGTAGCAACCCAACCAAATACTCTATTTTGAAATCCTTCGTTTACAGGAACACAATCTTGCATTATAGCGTCATAGTTCTGCTGTATGGTAGTAGGACCAAATTCAAAGTAAGACATTAAGTCATATATGTACATCTCTGTATCTGACATTAACTCTGCATGGCTTTGTGATTCGTTCTTAGGTTGATCTAGACTATACAATTCGAACGTTAAGGTACGTTGACGATCAGCATATATAGTATTCATCGGTCTTAGAAAAATATAAGGATATTTTCTATTTACTGCCGATGCATCTAAGAAGTCTATAGTACCATTGTCAAACGATGCTATTGCTAGATGTTGGTTACATTGTGTCTCAAATAGATTTATTATCTCTAAATAAGGTACATTACGTTTAATTCTTTCTGCTGACATTTTCTTTTACTTTTTTAACTCTTTCTAAAGGTAGCATTAACATACCTGCTATTTGGTTTAGATCATAAGCATTTTTTTCTAGTAATGCTTTTATCTTTTTATCTTTATCTATCTCTTGTTGAGTAGCCTTACGGTCTATCATAGGATATTTTTTATCTAAGTCAGAAGCATCTATTACTAATACTTTTTTAATATCTAGATCTTGCTTGCTGTATTTGCTTTTTTTGTTCTTTTTGGATTTCATTGTTATAATCTTTATCGATTTCTAAATAGTTAAGAGCGAATATAAAATTTAAATCTGTTATTCGCTTGTCTCCAGTGATTGATAATACATCGGTTTTAGAGAGCGAGTAAAGGGTTCCGAACCAACCCCAGTGGCCTGCGAAAGAGTCCTTAGTATCAGATCCTCCATCTTCATTTTCGTCTCCTTCGACATTGTCTTTTTCGAATAAGCTATATGATTCAAATATAGACTTCCTGTTGACAAAAAAAAACTAAGAGCTCCTAAAAACAAGTGTACCGGAAACTCTTTAAACTTTTCTTCTACTTCTTTTCTAGTTTTATTGTTATACTTCTCTAATTCATACCAATCAAAAGGACTTTCGACTTTATTTTTTACTATTTTAATTCCTTGTTTAAAAGTAAATGCCATAGAGTCAAACATATGTTTTTTAACTGGTCTGTATAGTATAGCAGCTACTTTATGCATATTGTTTTCTAAATCTTTACTAAAGGTTTCTAAATCTATATACTCTCCTAAAGTAAACTGTTTAATATTACTATACCCGTATAATACTCCATTCCATTCAATTATAGGATGAAATAATTCTTTATGGTCAGCTACTTCTGCATATAGGTTAGATACTTCTGCTAAACTATCTAACGACCACATTCTTACATCTTCTTTAGATTGACCTGTAAGTGATGAAACCGTGTGTACTAATCTACCGAATTTAGACTGACCTTTATAAGAGGTCATATCTGCATATTGACTAATAGTCATGTATTCCGGTATCTCTAATTGTAAACTTTTTATTGTACTCATTACTAATAAATATTATTTTTTAATTTTAAGGACCTATGTTATTTAGGCCTACCAAAAGTTGGTTTAACATTCTTTATACCTTTTATCGATATAGGACGACGTTCCATAAATTGAACGCGGCTATAGTTAGCAAGCATTAATGAATCGATAAAATCATCATGACCCCCACTACTATGACCAAAAGATAATTTACCGGTAGGACTTAATTTATAAGTATACGTAGCAAACTCTCTATGTAAGTCTGGGCATAATTCAGCTGATGGTAGTTCTATAGTACAAGTCTCTATATCGTTAATTAGCTTTCTTACTAACTCTGTTTTATTATTTTGATTGGTAGTAAACTTCTTAATACGTCTATGCTTTGGTCCAACTAAGTCATACATAGCTCTACCAATACCGTTAACCTCTATATAGCCACCTACTACATTGTATCCTTGTAACTCCTTTAAGAATAACGTCGCTGCCGTATTAATATCTGTTTGTGATATACTTACTACATTCATTACTCTACCTATTGGAGAAACAAGAGTCATAACAGAAGCATCATCACTTAGTCCGGTATCTATTCCTACGTATACATCTCCTCCTCTTCTATACTCTCCTACAAATGCTACTTTTTCTATAGACTTAAATACATCATTAGCACTATCTCTAAATTCGGCTAAGTATTCGGTAGCGTATATATCTTCCGGTAAAGATGCTTTAGCTTCTTCTAATAAAGTTTTACTTATGTATGGACATTCTTCTAAAGTTATTCTATGGCTTATTACATCATTCTTCATATACCAACTAAAGAAATGATTCTTACCAGCCGGTGTACTTACTAATAAACATTTTTTACCATTAGGGTTAAGAGTTGGTAATAGTATAGTACTAATAACTGTCTCTTTAATATAAGCGGCTTCATCTAGTATAAGGTGTGTAAATCTAAATCCTCTTATATTATCGGCTGAGTCACTACTAAGAAACTTTATAGTACTACCGTTAATAAAGGTTATAACGGCTTCCATTCTATTGCTAGATTCTACTAAGTCAGGTGCTGCTTGTACTATTTGATCTAATACACTTTTAGCTTGACTAAAGGTAGGACTACACCAGCCTATCTTTTGATTCTTCTTTTGTAAACCCCAATACATAGCAAAGTTAATTGCAGCTAACGTTTTCCCGCTTCCGCGAGGTGCTACAAGGGTTCCGAATAAATCATCTGTAGTAACAAATTTATCTATAAAGGTTTGCTGAGCTTTATATGGTGTAAATAACTTTACATTCATTTAGTTGTCTGGTGCATTAAAGGATACCTCTATGTCTCCCTTTATCTCTGCTTGTATCTTTTGTATATCATTGCCAGTATACTTAACTATCTGATCAATAGCTCTTTGTCTAATCTTAGGATTCTCATCTGCCATTAGTCTAATTAGTTCTTCTACTGCCGGAGTTAATTGTTTCTCAAGTAGTTCCTTCCACATAGTA